ATGATGTCTAGGTCTAGAGTATTCAAGCTGGATAAATTAATAATTAGAGCGCACAAGACTGTGAATACAAATTACAATATTTGGGTGCAAAAAAATAATCAACGTTCCAGGAATATCCTTAAAATGTTAAATATCACTTTGCGGAGTATTGATAAATATGAAATACCTATAATAGTAATTGTTAGAGACTTTGAAATGCCAACGGATAGTTTTTCAGCATACGATCGGATATCTGACATTATTTTTATCAATGATAATTTAGATTCATATGGAAAAGTAGAAAAGATGTTAAATGATGATTACTTTGCAGCTAGGAATTTTAAAGGAATATTGATTCATGAGTTGGTACACAAGAGACATTGGGACGCTGCTAAAAATCTATACAATAATAGTTTGGGCAAGTATAATAACGTTGAAGAAGCTAAGATGGTGATTGATGCATCTTTGGTAAATTATGTAAAAAATCAGAATTGTATTGACCCCTCATTTTTGTTGAATGTAAGTTTAGACGCCTATAATGGAATTTTATTTAGTAATTCTATTAATGAGCTAGTCGCTGAAGTTGAGGTTGATGAAGCAAAAATTTTAGATAAGAATCTTATAAAACTTATTAAGGAGATACTATCTTATGGATATAATGGCAAAAGCACCTGAAGAAATTCAAATATTTACAAATAGGATATTGCCTTGGATCGATACTACTGAATTTCCCCATGATGATCTTTTTCAGGTCATTACTTTCAAAAACAACACTCCCAAGGAAATAAGAACGTTATTCAATGAACTTGCACCTAAATTAAAAAACATTGAACTAAGAAAATAGCTATCAAGTAATTTGATAGCTATTTCTTTACAAAAAAATCCCTCAAACCATTATGATTTGAGGGAAAAGTTATTTTATAAGCGAACTACGAGGAAGATACCCTCAATGGTCAAAATGCCTTAATAGCAATAGGTACAAGGGCTACAGCCTGTTAAAATATGCTCGTGACACACTCGTGACACACTTTAAAAATTCACAAACTTTGCGAGGTTGTTAACAGTATTCATTTGTGTTTTATTAGATATGTGCCAATAAACTTTCATGATTTGGGATGTATCAGAGTGTCCAAGTTGAAGTTGAACAGCTTTGATACTTGAACCAGATTCAAGCATGAGGGAACATGCTGTATGTCTGATTCCGTGAATGTTAATACGTTTTAACTTTTCGTCATGATTTTTATTGTATGTATTTATTATGACCTGTAACCATTTATTGATTTTAGTTAAGCTCAATAGTTCGTTGTGTGTGTTAGGGAACAATAATTGATCGTTTGAGCTATCAATATTATAACCAAGGACAAACATTTCTTTTCTCAATTCTTTAAGCCACTTTTTTAAAACTAAACAAGTTTGACTATCAAGACCGATAGTTCTAACAGACGTTTTAGTTTTAGGTGTAGAAATAATAGGTTTATTATCTATTCCACGACTTACAGTTTTATTGATGGTCAATGTCTTGTTATCAAAATCAATATCGTTGATCTGCAATGCTAAGAGTTCACCTTTTCTCATTCCGGAAAAAAATAAAAGTCTGAACATTGCTATGGCTTTTTGATTATGGTCGAAATAAGTTTTATATAGTTGGTCAAAGAACATAGCTGTTTCTTCCTTAGTCCAAAAATTAGCTGGTTTATTAACCACTTGCTGTTTTTTCTTTGGCATTACAATTAAGCTCATAGGGTTATCATAGATAATCTTTAATCTAATGGCTTCTTTAAATACAAGATTCGCATAGTATTTAACCATTTTGAATGATGATAGTTCATTAGACCACTTATTAACCACTTCCTGGCACATAGGAGTGGTTATTTTTTTTATCTTGAAACTTCCCAGTGAAGGCAAGATGTGGTGTTTAAAAAGCCCCTCAACACGATTTAGCGTGCTCTCTTTGACTGTATTTTTATAGGACTCAAGAAAATATTCATATACTCTTTTATAAGTAAGATCAGAGTCGTTAGAATATCCATGGTTATCAATTTCAGATAATTTTGCATTTAGAAATTTTTGACATTCCGCTTTAGTTTTAAAGCCGCGTTTTGTGGTTCTTTTTACTTTATTTGTTAATGGATCAATGCTACTAGGATAAATACATCTCCACATTGATTTGCCATTTTTTAATGTATATTTTGTTATTGTTGCCATATTATTACTCCTCATTTCAAGCGTGGGAGCGCAAATTATGAGAGTAAACAGGCATCACCTCCTTAAATTTTTGAAAAATAAATAAGCCTACTTGAGACTTAGTTTATTTTTTTTAGTTACTTAACAATTTTTCTTTTTGTTGATCAAATTCTTCTTGGCTTAAAACATCAGAATCTAGTAGCTGCTTTAATTTTAAGAGTTCATCTGCTACTGATTCCGAAGAATTAGATTTTTTATTATTATTTTCAAACATGATTTTCTCAATATTTTCTTTTAAAGAGGTCATTTCATTATAGTATTTCTTAGAAAACATAACAGTATTTTCATCCTGCGTAGCATTCAAAACACCTTGATTAGATTCATTACCACCTAATACACCGAATTGAATGTAGCCATTAGTCATACCAGGCTTCTTTAATTGAATGGATGTTATTGATTTGATTGGAATAGTCTTAGAACCTTTAATCCCTTGGGTCATAAAGTTTAAAGTTCCTTTTCTAGTAATAACAACTTTCTCATTGTCATAATTAATAATTGTTTTACCTGGATGCTTAACAAAAATTTCATTAGATGTGTCCATAATTTCCCCCATAAATATATATTTAATCAGTATAAGTATATCAGAAAGGATGTACTAAATAGCCTTTAGTTTTGAATCTGATTCCGAATTAAACTCCTCAGTATAATCTGACAAAACATCTTGTAAGTAAAAGGTAGACATACAACCACATTGAGTACAGTATCTAGCATTACTTGGAAGAAGCATATTGCATCCATTTGGAGACTCTAAACACGCATATTTAATATCGTCGATATCATCAAATTCTGAAGTTACAGAGCAACCAGAACATTTATTAATCAAATAAGTTCCACATATTGGACATATTGGACCATTCGTAATTTCTTCATTGCCACACACGGGACAAATAATTGCTTTTCCACCTTTATCGAGTCTGCAAGGTTTTTTATAATTCATTAAGTTATTCCTCCAACTTTTGCTCAAAAATAAGTAATTAATATATTGGGGATTTTGTTTAGTCCCACATATTGGACAAATGACAGTATCTTTAAGAAGTAAATAATTGCATGTTTTACACGTAGTCGTTTTTGCTAATCCGAAATTTAAAAGATCAAACTGATTTGTTAATTTTGTTTTGACTCCATGTAAGCCATATTGCTTACGTCTATTTAAATCGTCAATGATATGACCACTTACTGAAAAACTGACATTGAATATTGACTCGATATCAAACTGATCAATTCTAGAATTATTATACGAAAGAAAGCCATCTATTACTGGGATTGGGGCCAAAAATCGTTTTGCAAAGTAATTTGCTTCTCGCTCATAGATTCGATATTTTCCTTCTGGAAGCAAATATCTAGAAACGATTGTTTCGTTAGATTCTTCATTATGTCTGAGAATATAGTGTCCTAATTCATGGGCTAGTGTAAATCGAATTCTTTCTTTGGAATCAATTTTTGCATTATAGAAAATAATATAATCATTGTCATCAGCGTTATACCATAATGCTCCATCATCGCTTTGTAATAATTTAGCAACTTCTTGCTCAGAACATTGCAAGCTTTTTGCATATTGGTCATATCTTTGTAAATGCAAATTGGGAAATACTCTAATAACTTTTTTAACTGAAATAGGTAAATTGCTTATTCCTAAAGTTTCCAAGAGATCATATGCAGATTTTTGGGCAAGAGCATAGTTTGCATCTCTATAAGTCGTCATCACTGTCATCCTCATCGAAATTATTATTGTCTAATTTATCAAATGTAATTTTCATCATCTTAATTAATTTTTCTTGATCGGATTTAGATAATTGACGAGCTCCACGTTGAATTGCACGTAATTCGGGGGTAGAGTCTTGAGGTTCATTACTAGATGTTAGTATTTGGCTTTTTAAGATATTCCAGTGTTCGGCCAACTTTTCAATCGAGCCAGCTCTAGGCATCTTATTTCCATTTTCCCAATTGCTAACAGCACTTTGAGCAACTCCGATAGATTCAGCAAGTTCAGATGTTGTTTCATTATGCAATTCACGATACTTTTTGATATTTTTTCCAATAATATTTTTTAAGTCTTCAGTCATGATTTTTATTTTTTTCTTTCTACTTAATATTTATAAATTTAGTATATCACTTAAAGTCATATAATCAACACAAAAAGCCACCCTTATATCCCTAAAAGAGAATTAAATGTTGCATTATCTCTTTTAGGGATATATACTAATCTATGTTGAAAGGAGGTGACATGATGCCACTTGAACAAATGATGACTTTAAAAGCTTTACGAGTAAGAAAAGGATTAACACAGAATGATGTTGCAAATATCATGGGAGTCAATCGAATGACAATAATTAAATGGGAAAAAGATGCTGGTAATATGCCTATTAAATATATGTCTCGATTCTCTGAATTATATAAATATCCGATGAATGCTATTTTTTTTGGAAATGTTATCTCTTTTAGAGATAAATTGAACGTAGAAGAAGGAAGAAAGTAATGAATAATTTAAAAGTAATTGGTAAAGAGAAAATTGGATCAATTGAATTTATAGGAATTGAAGGCGGCTTCGGTAAAGATAAGAAAGCAATGTTGGTTAAAGATATTGCGGTAATTCACGGACAGACGGTGGGAAACATTAATTTACTGATTAATCGCAATATTAAAAGATTCAAAAAAGGCATAGATATTATAGATTTAAAGGCTGGTAATTTCGCTATTGTTTTGAACAAGAGCGGATTTAGTCAAAATCAGATCAATGCTACGAAGAATATTTATCTATTGTCTGAACGTGGTTATAGCAAATTACTAAAAATTCTTGATGATGATAAAGCTTGGGAAGTATATGACCAATTGGTTGATAACTACTTTAATATGCGAGTTGCGATCAAGGAAAATAATCCAGCTATTGTAAAAGACAAGCGCTTGGAAATTATGGAGAAGAATGCAGCTACTAGAAAAGCAAATTTGATGTACCGAATTGCTATGGCGACTGAATCTAATTCTTCGAAACAATCATTACTAGCTAATGCAGCCAAAGAGTTAACTGGAGAAATGACTATTCCGGTCATGAGGAAGAAGGAATATTCGGCAACAGAAGTTGGTAACAAAGCAGGAATTACATCAAATAAGGTTGGACGAATTGCTAATAAGTTTGGAATTAAAGCAGAACAACCTGGTCAAAATAAATATGGCCGTTGGTCAAATAGTAAGTCTCAGCATTCTGATAAAGAAGTTCCACAATGGTTGTACTTTGACGAAGGTTTGAAATTTATCAAAGAACATGTGCAATAACTTGATGAAAAAATAACAGTAAAGGAGGTAGAAAATATGAATATTAGAAAAGCGGTTAAAGGATATCAGAGCAAACAAAAAGGTATCACACGTATGAAGTGGATGCCCTATGCAGCAACGATAATTCCAACTAATACTTCATCATGTTTCATTTTGGTTCCATTTGATGAAGACGATCGGATTGGTCGAAGATGGAACCCAACGATCAATGAACTTAAAGATATTTGAAATAAAAGAACGTACCTACAGCAACCCGGATGGTTCTGTAAGAGTGACTAAAACTCCTAAAGTTACTGGAAAAGGTCAAACATATTTTGTTAATAAATTTTTAAAGGAGATATAGCCTTGGAAAATCATGAGTACGTTTACTTTTATAAGGATGGTAATGACAGAATACCTATTCTTACTGGTGGAACAAGTAGGTTTAGTATGATTTTTTTCATTGATGAGGCAGAAAAAAAATCCTTGTCGAAGCTGTTACCTTCGAACAAGAATCTTTATGTAATGGTTGATGGACATATATTTAAAATACTATAGTCCAAGTTTTTGTTTAGCAATTGCGGTTGCCAAAGCAGTTATTACAGAGAATGAGGCAGTGACACCTTTATCGATGAGTTTTTGTTTGGTTTCTTTCCAAATAAATGGATTTCTTATGGAATTCAAATATTGATTACCATCCCAGGTTAAATTACCTATAAGGATGACATATGGACCCTCACCACTATAGGTCACTTTACCTGTGATGAATCCAGCTTCCTCCATTTTGTCAATTGTAAATGCTAGTTCATTTAAGGAAACATGATTTTCATCAGCAAAATTACGGATTTCCTTATTAGTTGGTCCCTGTAAATGTTCACTTTCTGCACATTCAATTAAAGTTTTTCTAACAAAATCGTAGTCTAGTTCCATTATTATCACCTCGAATATATATGAATTAATCAAATTATAACAATAGAAAGGAGCTGATTACATGCCAGAACAACAATTAGCAAAGGTAGCATATGACACTGAACGTTCAATTAAGATCGCATTGCTTAATCGAGATATGACGCAAAAAGAGTTAGCTGAATTGATTCATGCCAATCCACAACAATTGAATAGAGCCATTAAAGGCGACATGACACCTAAGTCACGTGAGTTACGTGAGCAAGTAGCACGAGTTTTAAATCTATAAAAAAAGAAGGTAAAAGTAATGAATAATTTACAAGAATTTACAAATGGTGATATCAAATTGCCAGTTCGTACTAATCAAAACGGAGACATTGAATTTGATGCAGAAAAGGCAGCTATTGGATTAGGAATTACATCAAGTTCGAAAGGCTATATCAATGTTAGATGGAATCGAGTTAATGAATATTTAAATTCTGCCAAAAGTGGCAGAAAGGTTTCAAAAGGCGATTTTATCACTGAGCCACAATTTTATAAGTTGGCAATTAAAGCCAACAACCCAACAGCTGAGAAGTTTCAAGATTGGGTTACATCAGAGGTTCTACCAACAATACGAAAACATGGTGCTTACTTAACTGATTCAGCAATTGAACAAACGTTAACGGATCCAGATTACCTAATTAAATTAGCCACACAGCTTAAAACGGAACGCGAAGGAAGATTGATTGCTGAACAACAAGTCAATGAGTTACAACCAAAAGCCACATACTACGATCAAGTTTTACAAAATCCATCATTAGTAACAATCACAGTCATCGCTAAAGACTATGGAATGAGTGGAAGAAAGCTGAATAAACTACTTCACGAACTTGGTGTTCAATACAAGCAAGGCAATACGTGGTTGCTGTATGCCAAGTATCAAACTAACGGCTGGACACATTCCAAGACAACCATGATCAAACGCACTGACGGCACTGAGAAAGCTGTATTAAATACTAAGTGGACTCAAAAAGGGCGCTTGGGACTCTATGAATTACTGAAACAAGAAAACATTTATCCAAAAATTGAGCAATTGGTGGAGGTCTGATTACAGACTAGATAAGAGCACACAGAAAATTAGTACCGTTCATGTACGCCAAAATGGCGTAGACAGCTTTTAATACTAATAATTATCTGGACCGACAAATTGACAGTCCAGACTCTGAAATTATGAAAGTCATCAATGAATTAGGAGGTCTAACCATGGATCCTGAATTTAAAAGTGAACTCAAAAAGTTGATTCAGCAATCTATTGAAGAATCCAAGCCAAGACTTTGGATGAACAAGAAACAAACAGTTGCATATCTTCCTATGGTTAATAATACATTTGATGCAAAGTTTAGAGAATTGCCATCACATGAGGTCGAAGGCATGACTATGTATAACAAAGATGAAATTGACGAATTCATAAAGAAACATTAATAAAAAATAGCCGTGGGGGCGTACATATGAAAGTCGATTTTGGAACGTTTTACTTTGGAATCGTGACAGCAGTATTAATCACATATCTTGTTACTAAATTTGGTATCAACGGATTGTTTGATATGAATGTCAAGCCATTCAAATGGTTCGAAAGATTAGTAACTACATTATTCGAATAAGGAGGAATTCATAATGATGGATTTCGGAATCAGTTTTGCAGAAGATACACCGAAAAATAAGATTGAAGACTTGCTCAAAGAAAGACATATCAGTAAAGCTAAATTAGCTAAAGATTTGAATGTAACAGTTGATCAGATTGATATGGAAATTAGCAAACGCCAACTTGGCAAAGATGGACTACTTGCTAATAAACTTGCGGATTACTTTGGAGTTACTAAATCAGTTCTGTACAAAACAAGCACTGTTATCAATAAAGAAAATCGCGTCTTTAAATTTGGTAAACCTGAAAAGATTAGTTTTCACAAATGAATAAAAGGAGAACGACCAATGAAACTAAATAAAAAAGCCAACTCACTTGAAGATGAGTTGACGATTCAAAATGCAATGATCAAAGGACCAATCATATCCGGGGCGTTTGAAGTAACGCTTGGAACTAATAAGAGTCTGGTCCATAGATTCTTGAGATTTATATCAGGGAGGAGATAAGCATGAGAGACATTCTTCAACTAGTTGCGTTAGATACAAGCAACAAATCAGACAAACAAATTAACAAATTCATCTCGAATCTACCACCAGTAATAGATGTTGTAGCGTCAGGCAAGTTCCTGATATTTAAATGTTCATCAATGCTCAATGAATCAGGAGCGTGGGCAAGGTTTTCTGAAAATAGAGCCGAAAAATTAAAGAAGTCAAACTTTGAAAGTGTATCGAAGTGACACAATCATGCCAGATAATTTTGATGATTGGAAGTTGAATGAACCTGAAACACCTGAATCAACAGATGCACCACATGTTGGAGCAGAAGATTGTGATATTGAAGAAGGGTGGTGAAAAGATATGAAGTTTAAAGTACCAGTACCAGGCAAGTTTGTATTCAACCCAATGTACGGCAATAGTTACTATGCTTTGAATAAGAAGCATGGAGAATTATGCAGTGTGGGTATTGATGCGTCAGAAAGAATTACCAGACAATACGATTTTGAATTTGACGAAGAAACTGCTAAGGAATTTGAAATCGATAAATTGCCACGAGAGGAGGTGATATGAATAATGCCAAACAAACGTATTAGAAAGAAGCACAAGAATCAAGCTGTTGAACGAAATATCAACGCCATAACTTTTGGCAGTTTGAAACCAAAGGAAATTAGAAACATTCGGAGGAAGACGCAATATCATGTTCGATCGGTACTGAATGGTGTTGCTGAGGCTGTTAGCGGAATAGCAAAATATCTCAATAGCTACCACCCTAACAAGATTGAATTCAGAGATGGCCATCATTATTCAAAGTCAATCAAAGACCAATTGAATGAAGACTTTCGAAAATCCATGAAAGGAGGTGATATGAATGGCCAGAAGCGACTATGACTGGATTGACGAAGTGATGCTTGAAGATTACAGCGAAGACTACGATGAGCTTTGTGAAGAAATTGGGGAAGTTACATATCGAATTGAATCAGTTAAGAAAGCGATGTTTGAAGCATCAAAGAACGACAGGAGTTGGAATGCCGAACTTTCAGATTATAACTACCTGAGATTGAGACTTGGAGAATTGAATTCAAGACGAAAAGGCGTCCGAAAGTCAGTTATAAATGATATTGCAAATTACTTTGAAGAAAAGGCAGAGGAAGAAGCCGATGAATGATGAACTAGTAAGCATTGAATCAACACTAACTGATTACTCAAAAGTTAACAAAGAGATTGGATCAGTTGACTATCAAATGCATCAAATTAGCGACGATATCTGGGACTTGGAACAGGGATATCAAGATTGTTCCGAAGAAAAATCAGCTTATATCTATCTCAAGTCAAAGCGTTCTGAACTTGAAGATATGAAATCAAAATACGAGCAAGCAATCTATGCGAGATTTGAAGATTATTATGCATAAAAAAAAGAACTGAGCGTTGACAGCACTCAATTCTTGGCAAGGTATTATACACAAATACTTAACTCAATTATATCACACGAAAGGGTTAAGTATAAATGGAACAAAAATTTGAATACGAGATTTATGGAAGTTCATCAAAAGGTAATTCAGTAAGAATAAACGATGTTCTTTGCGACATTGGATTGCCATTTAGCAAGTTGCATGATGCATTATACAAAGTTAACTACATTCTGTTGACTCACGTTCATAGTGATCACGTTAATCCAAGCACCTATAAGCGGATCAGAAAGGTGTTCCCGAACATCAAGTTTGTTGGTAATTGGGAAGTATCTCAACGATTCCACTGTGACATTATTGCTAATGCTGGTTATCCGATTGATATAGGAGGATACACATTCCTGCCATTCGAAGCACCACACAATGTGCTGGTGTATGGATATATCTGGAAGTGGTTTGGCCAACAGATCATATACGTTACAGATACATATTCGCTGGAAAACGTCCCTGACATCAAATTTGATTGGTTGTTCGTTGAATCGAATCATGACGAAAAGAAAATTGAACAAATTGAGAACAAGAGCTTCGGATATGATGCGTATGCAGGTGCCAAGCGACACTTATCAACGCAACAAGCAAAAGCATTCTATTTCATGCACAGAAGGACACCCGAATCACCTTGGATCGAACTTCATAAGTCTGCCAGATTCTATTAATCGGAGGATATTATGAATGAATTAGTCATTAATGAGAATTTACTAAAAATCATTCCAGGGAAAATCGAATTCCCTGAATATGAAAAATTAAAAAAGAATGCTGACGATTTAGCTGAGGGATTGAAGTCAGTTAAAGTCACGCCTGAAACGTTGAAGACAAGTAAGAAGTTACTTGCACAGGTCAACAAACAGATCGATAAGGTTGAGCGATTCCGAAAAGATGCAAAGAAAGAGATCAACAAACCTTATGACGAGCTGAAAGTTAAGACCGATTCAATTCTGAAATCAATCACTAATGCTACTCAAATCATTAAAAAGCAAGAACGTGAGTTGGAAGAAGCTCAACGTCAGCATAAGAAAGATGATATCAATGCACTATATCTTCAAAGACTTAACTTGTATCCTAACTTTCCATTCAAATTTAATGACTTTCTATCAGCGCAATCGAATGTACTGAATAAGTCAGTATCAATGAACAAGACTGAAGAATTAATGGCAGCATGGTTTGATACCAAGCAAAAGGATATTGACGTGATCAAGAAAATGGATGACGCTGAAGAAATTCTAGCTCAGTACATCATGTTTCCTGATTCAGTCACTGAAGCAATCTCAACAGTTCAGAAGAAGAAAGAATATCTTCAAAAGGCCGCTGAAGCCACTAAGAAGACTGAAACACCAGACTATAACAATGATATTACTAAGGCTAAAAAGCCTGTCACATTTGTAATTTATGACACTGGGGAAGCCTCTAAGGTTCGTAGCTATATGAATGCAAACAAGATCGAATACAAAGAAATTTAAATTAACTAAAAAGGAAGTAATACAAAATGTCAGAACAAATTTTAAAAGATCTACCAATGGTTCAAGTCGAATACAAGGATAACAACACGACAGCAACATTAACATTCTTGGATGCTTATGCAGGAGAAATTCGTGAAATCAATCTTCATCAAGGTGCCTACGACAATGACTCACATCAATATAATCCGAGTGATGAACAAGCAGCCAAAGTTGAGAAGATTGCTCAAGATGAATTCGGAGTTAGCTTTGATAAGTTAGATACCAAAATCAATGCAAAGCATGATGTCTATGTATATGACAAGTTCTGCTCACTATATCATATCGATCAAGTTGCCAAGTTTGATAAAGACGATGAAGGTACTATCTTCGACACTAAGATTGAGAACATTACTGACAACGGCAAGATGATTTTGATTCGCTATAACTATGAAAACGAACTTCATCAAACTAAATACAACTATTCCAAGTACTTTGAAGATTTAAACAAGTACATTCCTAATCCAAACCTCAAAACTAAGAAACTTGAAAAGTTTGAAGATACACTTGGCAAGCCATTCAGCAAAGCTGATGAATTGATTGGCCAACCTATTCAAGTTGAAATTAAAATGGCCTTCGGAAAATTCCCTTATGGAGAAATTAAGAAAATTAAGAAAGCTAAAAAGTAGGAGGACAAAATGACTGAAGAACTACTATTCTACGATTTAGAAGTTTTTAAATGTGACAACTTCGCCGTCTTCCTCGATGAGAACAAAAATGTGGTACAGATATTTCACAACGACTATGACGGATGCAGGGAACTGATTCGTGATAAGAAGTTAGTTGGATACAATAACCATTACTATGATGATCGAGTTATACCAAAGATGATGGATGGTGAATCAGTCGCTCAGATTAAAGATTTGAATGACGAGATCATCGCAGGTAACGAGAACGCAGGTAAGTTAGGTAAGTTGAAAAGTACTTATGACTGTTTTCAGCAAATTGACGTTTCAAGACCTGGTTTAAAGAAGATTGAGGGTAATCAAGGGAAGATGATTTTTGAATCAGACGTTCCCTTTGATATTGATAGACCGTTGACTGAAGAAGAGATTCAGGAAGTCATCAAGTATTGTACCTATGATGTCAAAACTACAGTTGACGTGTTCAAGATGCGACATGATAACTATTTCAAAGCCAAGAAACACCTTGTTTCAATGATCGATAACCCGTCAAGCTCAATTGAAGATTGGAACACTACAACTATCAGTGCCAATGTTTTGATGAACAGACCACTGCCAAAGTGGTCAGACGTCAGACTGGGAAAATATGATGCCAATAGAGATTATGAATTACTTAAGATAGTTCCCGAAGAAATTCGAGAATTATGGCAAGGTCAAAAAGGCACTCAGACGTTAGATCAGTTCGATTGTGAGATTCAATTCGGCTTCGGTGGATTGCATGGTGCTCATAAGTATAAGAAGAAGTTTACAGATGTTAGACAGTGGGATGTTACTTCCATGTATCCACATATCATTTTGATTCTTGGAGTTCTTGGACCACATGCAGAGAAATATAAGCAGATTCTTGAGGACAGAATCGGATTAAAGAAGACTAATCCTGAACTAGCCGCAGCTTATAAGATTATTTTGAATTCGGTGTACGGTAACTTGAAGAACAAATACTCAATTCTTTACAACCCTGAAGCCGCACGAAGTGTTTGTTTCTATGGTCAAATTGCACTTTACAAATTATGCGAAATGCTTGCACCTTATGCGACATTGGTAAACATCAATACCGATGGTATTGGCTTCATTCCTAAAGTTGATGAAGAGAAGTTACAAGTGATCAAGTCCGAGTGGGAGAAGATGTTTAATCTATCGCTTGAAGATGACTACTTCGATGAATTCATTCAGAAAGATGTTAATAATTATATTGGTAAAAAAGGCGATCACTTGAAAGTTAAGGGTGGGGATGTTGCAAGATTCTATAAAGACCAACCTTTCAAGAATAATTCAATTCGTATTGTAGACATCGCAATCGTAAACAAGCTTGTTTATGGAAAAGATGTAGTTACTACATTAGAAGAGAACTTGAATGATCCACACTTATTCCAGTACATTCTACAGGCTGGACGCACTTATAAAGGTACGTTCGATCAGAATGGCAACAAATATCAAAACATCAACAGAGTATTCGCAACAAAAGATTCAGGGATTAAATTGTACAAACGCCGTCAAGATGATGGACTTGTTAAGTTCCCTGATTCGCCTGAAAATATGATGCTTTGGAATGATGAAACTGATAAGTTCACTGATTTTAAAAACAAAGTTGATTTAAATTTCTATTACAAACTTACAACTAAAAACCTAGAAAGGTGGGAATAGCTTGTATGTTGAATACTTACCAAACCAGAAGCACGCCGCGAAGGGCGCAGATATGGCTGAAGACTTAGAGTCTTTTGCCGATGCAGGTTATATCCTGACTGAGAATGACTTGGTGGTCGATATTGATGCATTAAGTATTGATCAGATCAAAGAGATGATTCAGATATTTAATATCAAGACTCAAACAGTTTGGACAAACAGAGGTGTTCACTTCTACTTTAAGAAACCTCAAGTGTTTAAAGGTGCGAGATCATTAACTCAACTAGGATTTGAGGTTGAGTATAAGCACAGTGGTAATACTCAATCGATTACAGTCAAGCAACGTGGAAAAGCACGTGAAATTGAGAATGCAGGTGTTCGCGAAGAGTTACCAGATTTCTTAAAGCCTGATCGAAAATCATCGAACTTGCTAGGGCTTGAAGAAGGCGAAGGTAGGAATCCCGCACTATTCAAACAAAGAATGCATCTTGGTAATACCAAGCATTGGAAGCAAATTATCAACTTCATTAACAACACAATATTTGCGACACCACTACCCGCTGAAGAGATGTCTGAGATCCTACGTGATTCGGTAGATGTTAAAGCTGAAAAAGATGGAGAATCAAAGATCGCAGACGTAGTAATGGAAGAAAGAAAAGTCGTTAAGTATGCGCATCAACTTTATTTCAAAGAGGGGCATGAGTATTTGTCTGATGACGAGAAGTTGAGAGCGATTATATATGAGTATTGTCCTGGCCAAAAGACAAGATATGTTGATGAAGTTTTAAAACAAATGGATTACCGAGCAAAGTCAGTTGATGAATCGCAGGTATTTGATATCAGATTGAACAACGGTATCTTGCGTGAAGGTAAATTCATTCCAATTGAATACGACGATTTTACACCTTACTCAATTAACCTTGAGTATGATCCTGATGCAACACCAGTTAAATTGGTTGATGACTATCTTGATATGTTATCCGACCACGATACGGGATATCAAAACCATATCTTGGAAGTTCTTGGTCATACGCTAATCGTTAATAAGGAAGTTAAGAGATTGCTTGCTAAATTCTTCTTCTTTGTTGGGGATGGTGGTAATGGTAAGGGAACCTTGCTTGCCATTATCAGAAAGATTCTTGATGTTAAGAACTGTGGATCATTATCAATCGATAACATGGTGGATGAAAGATACTTAAATTCGCTTCAAGGAAAGTTAACCAATCTTGGAGATGATGTTGAAGACGAAGCAATTGACAATAAGAAGATGAAGATTCTCAAGAATATCTCAAGTTGTGATTTTATATCACTGAGAAAATTGTATGCCGATTCTGTATCTACTGAATTGACACCAACACTGATATTCACGTCGAACCATATTCTTAAATCATTTGAAAAGGGTGTTTCATATCAAAGACGTGTTGAGTGGTTGCCTATGTATAATAAGCCAAAGCATAAATCAGGGACATTTATCACAGATGTGACTAATGATCAAGCGTTGAAATATTGGTTGAAGCTGATTGTCGATGGATACCAAAGACTTTACAAGACTAAGAAGTTCACTGATTCAAGCAAGATTGATGATTTCAACAAACAATATCATGAAGATAACAACACAGCACTTGCTTATGCTCAGGATTTGAACAAGGAAGACGATGTTCTTGGCAAGAGATCACCAGAGATATACGAACAATATGAAGTTTGGTGTGAGGAAAACGGATATAACGTTCAAGGTCCTAAATTATTCAAGGATACTATATGCACCAATTTTCACGTTGAGCTTAAAGTTAAGAAAAGGAACAAAAAGTCACAACGAATATTCGTTGAATTTGACGAGTAGGTTACACAGGTTACAGATGGTTACAATTAATTTTTCAAAATTGTAACCACGCAATCCCTTGTGGCAGAGGAGATACAGGAACAAGGTTACAGGGTTACAAGTAACCCTTTTTAAAAAAGAATATATATATAGGTATATGTATCTAGTAACGTTACTATATTAAAAAACTTTTGGTCAAAAAATGCTGTAACTTGTAACCTGCTACTCTGCCAAGGGATTGAGAGATTCTAAGTTGTACCCTGATAATGTAACCCTACCCTAAAATCAATAATTATCATGAATTAAACTAAAAAACACACAACCTGTCATATATACATCATGACATATAAATGAGGAGAACTAACTATGAGAACACTAACCGGATACTCTGAAGCGGAGATCAAAGAACTAATGGGAGCAAAAGAGAATACTAATATTTTCGATACGATCGGCAATATTGAAACAGTCGCGCCAATTTTAAGTATGCGTTTTGGTTCTAATGGCTCTGAATATAATGATGTCGCTGTTGTTCAAGACATTGCTGACTTCTTTGCTGGTGAAGCTGAGTTTGAAGAAAAGACTTATGTTTATAAGTTGATTGGTATTACCGATCAAAACACTTTTCCAATTTTCTTAGCAGGTACTTTGGATAAGCTATACCTGACTTCATGGTCAATCGATATTGAAAGTGCATGCCGAATGCCTGAATTTCAATTTACAAAACGTGAAGCTGAACAAGCACTCGAAAGTGGTTTTTCAAGATTAACACTGGATCAATTTGAAGCAATTGAGGTGAAAGAATAATGACATCTTTATCTCATAAATCTTGGCATGATCGAATTCTAAGTGCTGCTGAAAAGAACCATATCGAATTGAAAACTGCTCATGGTTCTAAAAAGTTACACGGTTTAGAAACAACTATAAGTTTTGCAATGGAGACTCCTGATCCAATTGGGTCACTGAGTGAGGTTAGATGATGACTGATATTGAAGTAACATCTGAAAATGCCAGTACTGTAGCAAGATATGTTTTGGATAACAAAATTCCTTTTGATGATCCTATCGTTAAAAAGTTGCATAGATGGTTCAAGTCAACAGCTCATGAATCTAATTTAAAGCAGGGCCGAAGTTGGAATATTAAATTGGCACAGAAGTTTTACGACAATGGAATGGATGTCAAAATGATTGCGGATAAAGTTGGTATTTCTTATTCGACAATTCAAGATGCTGTTTATAAAGGAAATATTAAAGGTGCTAAGCGGAAAAAGTTACTGGAGCAACAAAAACTGGAAGTTGATTCTGTTAGGTATGAATTGTATCGAACTGGTGTGGTTCTTAAAGTTGGAACGATCAATGAAATTGCTAATTACTTAGGATTTCAGAAAAAGACTGTTAATAATTACCTACGTCGATACTCTGCTGTCGGATACAACTTGAGGAAATGTGAATGAAAAAAATATGAATTGGAGAACTTACTATGACACGAATAATTGAGGATTGGTCAGAAGCAGCCATTAAAGAAATTAAGCATGCAGATGACATTGGAGAAACAGCTTGGACCTTGATTCCTCGAATCAATAGTCATTCAGGTGAATATAAGAACATTGGCCGAATGATATTGAATTGTGAAGATGAGAATACCATTGTGCAGGACATTTCAGATTACTTTTGCCGAGATGCTAAATTTGAGGAAGCCAAACCGGGTAGAAAAAGTATGTTTCTGGTTCTTCGAGATGATAACGAAGATCCTGATGATTATGGTTTTGAACCTGGAATTAACATTCCGGTAAAGCTATTTAGTAGATTGGAAAGTGCTCAACAATATGTTAAAAATCAGTTGATTGCACCTAACATTGGTGGATTTCCACAATATGTATTGCATATCTATGTTATTCAAGTCGGAGATTGGAGTGTTGATTAATGAAAGTTTTCGTTTATACTTCGGGAATTATGCTAACGTCTGTTCCATTAGAAGTTGAAAATCTAACACTTGATGATTTAATTCAAGCAACTAGTGATTACATGACAGCTTGGACAAAAAGAGTCGTTGATAATGAGACATCTTATTCACTGAAATTCATGAAGTTTGTTGAATACGAAAATCAGTTCAGATGTCTTGAAAGACGTACTCACGATCAAGCTCATGCCGGAAGAAAGTCGTTTGCCAATTCAAGAGAATTCAATTATTCATTGAATCGTACTTGGACACAGCCGCTTGCCTTGGTTGATGGCAAGATTAAAGTGCTTGGTACTTGGCACAAAGCATTCATGTATGAGCAACCAAGATATGCTGATAGTGACGGTAATGTAGTTCGTGCCTATCACTTTACTGATACGAAATTTGATCCTGTAATTGAAAAAGAATGTGGTATCACGCGAGTGGAAAAGAATGATGATTCGTTTGATTGCTACTTAGGGGATCAGTTGCTTTTAGGTGATGAGTTTATCGTTAGCAAAGATGGCACGAGGTTTTTCGCTTATTCACGAAAAGATATGCATGAAAAATATCCATATCGAGAATGGATGATGTCAGGAGGATTTGTTTAATGGGAGATCTAATTGCTTCAATTGCTGGGTTGATTGGGATATTCCTTATTATCGTAATCGTATCAATCCCTGTTAAGAATTCATCAAAGGGCGGTATTACTACTTCAAAGAGAACTGCTGAATGGCCTTTACCATTGCATTATAACTTTGATTATGGCATTAAAAGTGAAGGTTGCGATTATTGCAAGTCTGGTAAAGATTTATTATCGAATGTTCATACTTTGTACGATGAACCCGAATTATATGATCGAGGACAAATCGGTGCATCAGTTAATATTATGGATAAGAAGTTAATGCTTGATGATTGTGACTTTGGAACTTGTGTTACTAATATCAAGTTTTGTCCGAAATGCGGGAGGAAGTTGTGATGAGTAAAATAATTCCCAAAGCATACGTATGTGGAAAGATTACAGGTGATGGTAAAGTTCTTTCAACCGAGGGTCACATTTATCGTTTTAGAAAAAATTGTCAAAAATACTGTGATCGGTTGAATGCTGATGATCCAATGTTCGCATATCAGGTTTTGGTTTCCGATAATTGGCATTTGTGTGGTGAAGAAAAATGAATGGTTGGTTAAGCGTATTGGCGGGAGTACTCATTGCCTGTATATCAAATATTGTTATTTACGGATTCTACAAATTAGCTTTGCTTATGAATGCAGGATTATTCATTCAATATTCAATTCTTGCAATTATGGTGGTATCAGACTTACTGATAGTTGCAATGGTAATCGATGACATCAAAGATGGACTTTAAATATCAAATAGGAAGTGATCACTATCAGACGTGGAACTAAGAAACGCATCGAAGAAATACTTCGGGATTATCCAAAGATGGCCAAACATATCGATGACAGAATGCAGGAATTAACTGTGCCATATCATTCTATTGATCAGAATGTTGGTGGTGGGAAGTCTAGTAAGATATCACGGCCACAAGAAACAATTAGCATTACGATTGATGAAGACAGAAGACTTCGAGCGATGGAGTCTGAGAAGAAAGCTATTGAGGCAACTGTTCTTGAGAGTGATGCTGATACTATCACTATGATTACGGAAGTGTACTTTAAAGAACATCCTGAATTCACAATAGATGGCTTGATTATCAATCATAAGATTAACTGCTCAAGAAATCCCGCTTATCAAAAGAAAGCTGACTTTTTCGTTCGATTGGCAAAGAGATTGAACATGTATGATCCCTATTAAATAAAGTACAAAGTGAGTACGCACGAAGGGCCTAATAATCTTATTATGATAGAGTAGATAATTTAATTATTTACCAGCTCTTTGAAATTAATAAGGATGGTGGATTATGAGAGATACTGAATGATAAACAAAAATATTGTTACAACATTTCATTCAATATCTTGGCATTGGTTCAGGTTCAACTCCTGATATCCACATTGCAGTCAATATGGCTGAAAACGGGTAGTTCTTCGAGTACATCTTGTTGGTGTTAATTTTCTTTTTTTTCCTTAATTGTTTTTATAGCTATTCTCAAGTAGACACGTAATCGCGTGATCAGGAGTAAATTCCTGATATAGCTATTTTGCTAACTTAGCACAATCGGTGGTGCATCTGTCTTGTAAACAGAAGGTCGTAAGTTCGATTCTTACAGTTAGCATCGACGTTAGGTGGCTGACGTTAATTAGTCCTGATATCAGACTATTGGTATCCAAGTCACAATTGGGTGGGATCATGTCACATAGGATAAATAAGAGTGATAGATAGCTTCTATCGGGAGTGTCATGGCAAGTGTGGTAGCTCAATGGTAGAGCAATACTAGTTGATATGCTGGTTCGATTCCAGCTCACACTATCAATTTATAGTGATATGCATACATACAGCAGGTTGATATCCTGCACATTGTCAGTGCGTCAAAGTGGGAGAGTTGAGCCAGACTGTAAATCTGGTGGCGATGCCTGAATAGGTTCGAATCCTATCACTGACATATCAACCGTGAAACTTAGCTCACTATTCGTACGTGAGTGGACATTGTGATGATGAGGGGACAGACGTGTTACCGCAAAGGTTGATAGTATTAGGTGGTGTGATAGTTCGAATCTATCTCAAACCATCATTGGATTGTAGCCAAGTTGGTAAGGCAACAGACTTTGACTCTGTTATGCACTGGTTCAAGTCCAGTCAATCCAATTGAATTAGCAGACGCGGCTCCGCGTTGTTTGAATTCATATAGTAACGTTACGGTGCTGATAGTTGCAACGGAAGAACAATGGTGTAGGCCAAAGATGCCAACGATCACTTAGTATGCAGGTTCGACTCCTGCTCGGCATTTTCCCCAATAATGGACACACACCAGACTGATAGCTTAATCGCTATTGGTCTTTTGTTTTGTATATGATTACTCAGATGGGAGGTTGGTATCTCGCAGGTTTCCTTTGCCTTGCTAAGTTGGTTCGATTCCAACATCTGAAATAGATAGGAGGTGATGCATATGAATAACATTCAGGAGAAACATATCAAAGAATATCTTGATAAGAATAAGATGAGCCTTGATGAGATACAACAGGCATTCCTTGATTCATTCACAATGAATCAGGTAAGCAATGAAGAAGCCGCAGCACTTATGGTATCTATCATGCGTAACATGATGCAGATGTCACACAACGCTGATCAACTCAATGAGTTAGGTATTGATCCACATAAGTTAAGTATTGATGATGTTACTCAGATGATGAGCATATGGTGCAAGGAGTATGCCAAGTCACTATGAACCTGATGACACCTGAGATACTGAAGCAGATAAGAACTGAGATCAAAGATGATTCATTGATTAAGTTCTATCATTCAAAGCAATGGCAATCAGTTAGACATGAACGACTTAGGTTAGATCATTACGAGTGTCAAGTATGCAAGACACAAGGTAAGCATACTCATTCGACTACTGTGCATCACATCGAACACGTGAGAGACAAGCCAATGCTTGCATTAGAATTAAAAAATACTGAAACAATATGCAGGATGCATCACAACATGGAACATCCTGAAAAATTACAAGAGTTCCACAAAGACAAATTTGAGAATCAAGAACGCTGGTAGTCAATCCCCCGGGTCGAACCAAACGGCCAATCCCTTAGGGAACCAAGCAACGGGGAAGGATGCAGACTTAACACGCAGATTGATTCTCACATGAAGGGAGGTTTATTCAAAAATGGCTCAGAAGACTATTACAACAGTTCCTAAATTGAGGGACTCACTTATTTCTCAATTGAAGTCAATGAACTCTGATTCAGCCACATTCTTGGACTTGGTTGAAGATTACATTAGTTTTTACAAAATTAAGAATGAATTAATTGCAGATATTCACGATCGTGGCGTTTCAATCGAATGGGCTAATTCAGCTACTCAAAAAGGACGAAAAAAGAATGACTCAGTATCTGAATTAGTAAAAGTGAATGCTCAGATGTTGAAAATCCTACAGCAATTACACATTGAGACGTTAGAGGGGGATGATGACAGCGACGATGACTTCGATTAAATATCATCCTGCAATTGATAACTATATGAATGATGTTTTGTCAGGGAAAATCATTGCCTGCAAAGAACAAATTGATTTAATGCACTTCTTACAAAAGCGATTGTCTGATCCACATGCTGTAATTAGAGGAGATTTAATTGATAAAGCTCTGAATAATATTGATAAGCACTTCGATTGGAAGTTACTTCCTTGGGAAAAGTTTATCTTGGCATTCGTTCATGGTGCTTATTACGACGATGGCAGCTTGATGTTTGATGAATTCCTAGTTCTTCTTGGCCGTGGTGATGGGAAGACAGGATTCATGTCCGCTGAAGAATGGTTATTAATGTCTGTTCAAGGCGTTAAAAATTATGATATTGATGTTGTTGCAACGTCTGAAGAACAGGCGACTACTTCATTTAATGAGATTCATGACCTATTGAGTGCCGATGAACGACGATACAAAAAGAGCTTTCAATGGACTAAGAAGCTGATTAAATTTAAGAAAACTAATTCTAAATTGAAATACCGTACTAGTAACGCAAACACAAAAGATGGTGGGCGTCCTGGTGCGGTATTTTTTGATGAAATTCATGCTTATAAAGATGAAGATTCAATCAATGTTTTTACATCTGGACTTGGTAAGAAGCCTTATCCAAGACGATTCTACATGACAACTGATGGATATAACCGCGATGGTTTCTTGGATCAGTTAAAAGAAGAATCAAAGATGATTTTGAATGGCGAACGACCAAACAGAAGAACGTTCCCGTTTATCTGTAAATTGGATAGTCCTGACGAATGGTCAGACAAGCAGATGTGGGAGAAAGCTAATCCATCATTGATATATTTTCCAAACTTAAAGCATGAAATGGAATCAGAATTTGAAAAAGCTCAAGACAGAGATCAAGCACGGATTGAGTTCATGACCAAACGAATGAATATTCCTGCATCCAAAGCTCAATCGCCTGTTGCTAGTTGGGAAAATATCAAGGCTACTAATCAAGATGTTCCTGATTTAACAGGTAGACCTTGCGTCGTTGGAATTGATTATTCAGACACAATGGATTTTTGTGGTTTAGGATTACTGTTTAAAGTTGGAGAAAAGTATTACTGGAAGCATCATTCACTTATAAATTGCAAAGCATTGCAGGGAAGAAAATATAAAGTACCACTGGATGTTGCAAAAGAGCGTGGTTTGATAACCATTATCGATGATGAAACCAATCAACCAAAATATATTGTTGATTGGGTACTTGCACAAGCTAAGAAATATGATATCAAAGGTGTTGCTGCTGATACGTTCAGACGAACATATCTTGAAGATGAATTCACAAAGAATGGATTTCCTGAATTGTTGAAAGCGAGAACTGGTATCAAAACGCATACTGAACTTGAAAATAACATCGATGACTTGTTCGCATATCATAATTTAGTCTATGTTGGCGATGATTTGATGATGCGCTGGTACACAAATAATGTTTATAAGAACAGGGATATGCGTGGGAATATTGAATACTCAAAAATAGAACCTAAGTTGCGAAAGACTGACGGCTTTTTTGCGTTCTTAACGGCATATCAATTCAGGGAATTGGCTGATGTTCCTGTTGCAACATATCACAGTCGATTAAGAACAAGAACCTATTGAGATTTATAAAACTTATTAAAGAAAGGAGGTGCTAGATTGGGAATATTTAACTTTTTTAAATCTGATCCGGTGCGAGTTAGTGAAGATGAACAGGCATTGGCGTTAAGAAAGAAGCAATATGAACTATTCGATCGTTACATTAATCGAACTAATACAAAAACGGCGTTCAAGTTATATGCCATTCAACTTTGTATCAACCGAATTTCAAATGCCTTAGTTAAGTGTGATTTTCAAACATTGACCTCAGGTAAAAGAGAAAAGGGAGATATCTGGTATCAGTTGAATGTTGAACCGAATGAGAATCAGAATGCTGCTGACTTTTGGAATAAGGTTATCTATCAAATGGTTATGAACGAAGATGGAGCGTTGGTGATTCAATCAAGGGTCACAGGGGAATTGCTAGTCGCTGATTCATATTCGGTTAAGGAGTTTGCATTCAAACCGAATGTTTATTCAAACGTTGATATTAGCAATTACATGATGCAAACGAGCTTTTTAGAAGATGAAGTTTGGCATTTGAAATTGAATAACTCACGAGTAAAAACCTTATTTGACAACTTGTTTGTGGAGTATGGCACATTACTTTCTGGAGCAATTCGAAATTATAATCGAAGTAATGCAATTAAATATGCTCTGAATATTGAAACTCAATTTGAACAGTTGAAGAACAAGCCGTTAGTTGATGCCGATGGTAATCCAATCCTAAAAGATGGAATTCAGCAAACAGAGTATGACTATGCGATTGATGACATGTTCGAAAATCGTTTGAAAGGTGTATTTAGTGATAATGATTCTGTAACACCACTTGAAGACGGCCTTGATTTAGTCGATTTGAATGCAACTGGTAATAGTAAGAGTTCTGGATCAGCGGCCAATAAGACAACTCGTGACATATCAGCAATGGTTGATGACATTATTAATCTTTGTGCTGATGCATTTATGATTCCTAGAGGTCTGTTAAAAGGTGACACCGCTGATATTGATGGAATGACTGACAATTTTATTTCATTTTGCATTAATCCAATTGCTGAGCAGATTGAAGATGAGATCAATCGAAAGATGTATGGCAAAAGGAATGTTGCTAAAAGTACTTATTGCAAGATTCGAACTGACAAGATTCGTAATTATGACCTCACTAAAATCGCTAGTTCTGCTGAACTTATCAGTCGTATCGGTGTTTGGTCAGTTAACGACATCTTGGATTTTATGGATTACGAACCAATCGCTGAAGACTGGGCGAACCAACATATTATTAGCAAGAATTACAGTCTTGTAGAACAAGAACTGGAGGGAGGTGAGAATAGTGAAGAAAATCAAAACAATAATGAACGTAGTAAATCCGACAAATGATGAACCAGGACGAATTGATTTATATGGAACGGTTGGTGTTGATCCATGGTCTGGTGATGAGCAATCTATCACTGCCAAAGGTGTTAAGAAAGCTATAGAGCAGATTGATGGTGATTCTGTTGACGTTCATATCAATTCTTATGGTGGTATTGCTTTTGAAGGAATCGGAATTTATAACGTTTTAAAAGAATCAGATAAAACAGTGAATGTTTATATTGATGCAATCGCCGCAAGTGCCGCCTCATTGATCGCAATGGCTGGTGACACTATTTTTATGCCAAAAAATGCACAGTTGATGGTTCATCATGCATCAACATTGGAATATGGCAATGCCAATGACTTTGAAAAAGTAATTCAATCACTGAATGCAATGGATAAGTCGATGATTTTAACTTATGAATCAAGATTCAAAGGTACTGAAGCTGAATTGCGTGAATTGCTTGATGCTGAAACGTTCTTAACATCTGACGAAGCACTTGCTTTTGGATTCGTAGATAAGATTGTTGATTACGATTCTGATGAAGATGATTCAGATGAGTCAAACGCTGATATCAAGAATAGATTATTCAGTAAATATTCAAAAGAACCAATTGCTGCTGAAGCTAAGGAAGACACCTCAACTTCAGAAGATAGCTCAAAAGAAGCTGTGATCGATTTAGATATTAAAGAACCACAAGAAAGTTTTGCAGAAAAACTTATTAATTTAATTTAGAAAGAGGGAATCATAAATATGATTAATTCAGATTTAAACACAAAAGAATTAGATACAGCACGTGCTCAAATGTTTGCGGCAATGCGTGATGGTTCAAAAGAAGAACAAGATAATGCATTCGCAGAATTCGCAACATCATTACAAACTTCAATTACAGATAATGCCAAGGAAGAATTAGATACAATTGGCGCAGAAATTACAGATGAAAAGGTTCTTGAATCGCGTGGCATTACAAAACCATTAACTTCATCTGAACGTAAATTCTTTGCGGAAGCAGCACAAAAACAATCATTTGAAAATCTTGATGAAGTATTGCCTGAAACAGTTATTACAGATGTACTTTCAAGAATTCAAGAAGAACATCCATTACTATCAGAGATTGATACACAACCTGTTACAGCATTGATGAAACTTGTATATGCTGATCCAACTAAGAAGACCGCATTCTGGGATAAGGTGCCATCAGATATCAAACAAATTCTTGAAGATGGATTCAAGGTATTGTCACTAGAATCAAGCAAACTTTCAGGATTCATGGCAGTTCCAAAAGGTTTCTTCCAACTTGGACCATCAGTGTTATCACAATATGTAATTACATTTTTGGAAGAAACAATGAGTGCAACACTTGAAACCGCCGTTGTAGCCGGTACTGGTAAGTTACAACCAATCGGTATGATCAAGAAATTGAGTGGTTCTGTCGATGGTGTATATCCTGACAAAGACACAATTGCATTGAAAGATTTGAAACCAATTTCACTTGCAGGAATTCATGCAGCATTAACAAAGGCTAAGACAGCCAACGGTCAAATTTGTGCAATTATGAATCCTATGACATATTGGTCAAAGATTTTCCCACAATTAGCAGTTCAAGACGCTAATAATAACTGGCATTTAATTGCTATGCCAACAGGCGATACAATCGTTCAATCATATGCCGTTCCCGAAGACAAGATTATCTTTGGTGTTCCAAAGAACTATGTGCTTGGTGTTTCAGGCAATGTCGAATTGAAGAGCTACGATCAAACACTTGCCATTGAAGATATGGACTTGTTCATTGCTAAATTCTTCGGTATGGGTGTTGCTAAGAACGAAAATGCATTCTTCGTTGCAGATGTATCAACAATGGAAGCAGCCGTTATTCCTGAACTTGAAAAGGAAGCCGATGTTCAACGTGTTGGTAAAATTGGCGATGTTGAAGATGCAAAAGCTACTGACGACGCGTCAAAATAGATACGCCGTCTGAAAATGATGGCGAATTTGATGTGAGTGGAGATGCTAAACCAACAGATTCGCAAACTGTCGCTGAAATCACTGATTGGTTGGATGCTCATTCAATCGATCATACTGGCAAAACAGTCAAAGCTGACTTGCTTGCCTTAGTACCTACTGAATAAAAGGAGGTTACTAATGGAATATACAGTTACAACTGAATTACTTGATGATTTGAAATCAGAATTACAAATTACTTTTAGTGAACGTGATAAATCGCTGGAAAAATCTTTAAGACGTGGCATGGCATTTATTACCAGCCGTGTTGGAGATGTTGAATTTAATGGAGATTCAGAAGTTTCATTGTTAGCTAATGACTTGCTTATTAATTACTGTCGTTATGACTGGGATGGATATAGGCAAGTTTTTGCAGGTGACTACAAATCTGATATTTTAAATCTTCAAGTAGTGAATGGAATTGCTAGGAGGAATCATGATGAAGCGAAAACTTAGCAATTTTAATGATGGAGTTTTACATTATGGCACCATCAAAACAAAAAGAAACGCATTAAAAGAGAAAGTCGGACTTGAGTTTGTAGAGTCTGGGTTTCTTTTTTTTGACTTCAAACAGATTCGTCAAGAAGACACAGAAATCTATGACATTGGAAAAGACCAAACATCTAATTTAAAAGTTCAAACATATTACATTGATGGAATTGATAAGAATATTCAGAAAGTCGTTTATAAGAATGACTATTACGAAGTCAAAAATATTGATCCATCGAACGACAGAAAAACGATGTTTTGGTATTTGACGAAGAAAGGATCACTTAATGAAATTCAATGACACTTTGAATTTGGATAAATTCATCGAGATTATGAATGCTCAGCAATATCCGTGGTTCGGTACTAATGCTGAAAAGGATGAAATTGTTGATAACAAGTCGTTCTTCATCTATTCAAAAGAAGGAAGAATCGAAAAGGGTACTGATAGTCACAATCAGTATCTTCAGGAATTCACGCTTGCATTCATTACCAGAGAAAATGCTCAAGTCAACGTTTTGCAATTGAGTGATCAACTCACGAAAGCACGCTTGATATTTAGAAACTCAGATTCAGAAGAAGGCAAGTTTGCTGAAACTGATGAGGATACAAAAATGACAACAATGACATTCGTTCATGTCATAAAGGCGTGTGAATAGTCATGGCTGAGTACTTCTTAGATTTATCTAAATCAAAACAAATCGAAACAGAAATGGCAAAGGTTCCAGAACGTTCTGAAGAAGCCGTCAATAATGTCCTACGAACAGTAGGAGTTAAAGAAGCAATTCAGGATATTATCAAATTCATTCCTGTTTCGGATAGAAATAAAAAGCATGCTAAGAGTTCAAATCCGTTGAAGTCAACGATGCAGAACCTTGGTTTTAAAATAACTCCAAAAGGTGGCGCTACTGGCAAGAATGGTTTTGGGTATCTTGTATTTCCTAATGATGGACTTGGCAAGAATAATCCAATTGCTCAGAAGTTCTTTGAAACTGGTGGCGATGTCGCATCAAACTTTATTTTCGATGCTGTCATGAAGGCACTTGGAGAAGCGATGGAACTTAAATAATAGGAGGTCATTTAAATGGCTGGTGAAAAATTTACAACATTTGATGAATATAAAGTTACAAATGCATCGATTCAATGGTGGGATGAAGGGAAGTTCGTTACACCCGCTGTGAAATTAGGATGTACTGGAAAACTTGAGCTTGAAACAGAACTCAAGACTGTAATTAAAAAGTGTGAGGGTGACGAAGTTGAACACAAGGATATCCCTACACGAATTAATGGAACTTGGACAGGGCATTTCCCTGTAGAAAATCTTCGTAAAGTTTGGGGTTTGACTAACAAAGGGCTTCAAAAAGGTATTTATGCCTATGGTACTGATTCACGTCAAGGTAAAGGGATTTTAACATTCGAAGTTCTTGATCTTGACGAAGAACAACACATGCTACGTGCATTCCCTAACATGCAATTTTCAGATGGACTGAAGTGGGAACTTGAAAATGGTGGCGAAGAGATTGCTGAAATCGAACAATCATTCATTGCCATGAAAGATTCAAATAGCAAGTTCTATTACGAAGCATTGACTACAGGTAGCGATGCAATTGATACCGCATTGGCTGATAAGTGGTTAACAGCATTCACACCTGAATTAGTAGTAGCAGGCGCTGTCGATGAGGGAGTTTAGGAGGAAAATAATGACTGACAAAATTACATTGAATGATGGCACGGAAGTTTCTATCAAACCAAGAATCACATTGAAGACACTTCGCGACTTTCAAGCAAAAGATGAATTGCCTAAATCATTACTTCAGGCATTCGTTGGTGCTGAGGACAAACCTGAGATTATGGAACCTTATTTGATGAATGCTGCATGGCTGGCATATATCAATGCTAATAAGGATGATCACATGACTAAGGATGAATTTGAATCAAAGATTGATTTAGATTTTGAATTACTTGGCGACATTCTTGCACAGATGGTTGGAGGAACTGCAAAAGCTGATGCTAAGTTGGCTCAAAGTTTTAAACGAGCAACAAAAAAATCAAAAGGCAAGACAAAAAGAAACAACCAAAAATAATCATCCAAGACGTAGAAGACTTGTACAGCTTCTACGTTTTTTTTGTAGGTTTAGATCCAAGTTTTGCCGAAGATTGGACAGTGGATCAACTAAACAAATTGTTCATTAACAAAGTTGCAATTGAAAGCTTCATGAATTCATAAGAAAGGAGGTCATCTAAGGGCAAATAAAGAGATTCAACTTGAATATAAATTAATTAATTCTCAATTTAAGTCAGCACTTCGTGAGAATGGTAATGCTATCACAACTCTGAACAAGCAGTTCGCAGTACAAAAAGAGCAGATGAGAAACACTTCATCTGAATCACAAAAGTTGGAAGCACAACTTACTAAGTTAAATTCTCAGTATGAATTGGCTAGAAGTAAAACTCAGATCACTGCTGAAGCATTGAACAAAGTTAAGCAGGCAACAGGAGAGAATTCAGAAGAAACTCGTGTTTGGACTAACAAACTTTTAAGTGCACAAAAGCAGGAAGAATCACTCAAAAATCAAATTGAGGGTACAAACACAAAATTAAAAGCTGCTACTCAAGCTGAAAGTGAAGCTGCTAAAGCCTCTGAAAAACGTCAAGCCGCATTGAAGACTTTAGGTACTGAGCAGAAATCGCTTGAAACTAGTTCTGAGAATTTAAGAAAAGAGTATGACTTACAGGTCGCTAGTCTTGGTAAGAATGCAACCGCATCTGAAAAAGCTAAGTTAGCAAAACAATACTTTGCTAAGCAAGAGCAGGCCACTGCTGAACAGGTCAAGAATTTAGATAAGCAATTATCACTTGCTAAGCAAGAATATGGTGAGAATTCTCAGGAAGTTCAGGAATTAAATGGCAAGTTGCTTGATGCAAAAAAAGCACATCAGGAGTTCGCCAATTCTTTAGCTCAATCAAATGACAAGTTACAGAATTTTGGTAATTCAATGAAGTCGTTTGGTGGAAAGTTAACTTCAATCGGTAAGGGAATGACAATGGGAGTTACTGCTCCAATCGTTGCCGGTGTTGCCGCATCCGTTAAAGCTGCTAGTGATTTTGATTCAGCATTTACAGGTGTTAAGAAGACCGTTGATGAAGTTAAAGACTCAAACGGTAAAGTTAAGATTTCATATGCTGATCTGGAAAAAAGTATCAGGAGTATGGCAAAGACTATTCCTGCTACTACTACAGAAATATCTCATGTTGCTGAAGCCGCTGGTCAATTAGGAATCAAGACACAGAATGTTATGTCGTTTACCAAAACCATGATCGAGATGGGTGAAGCGACAAACATGTCATCTGAAGATGCTGCTACAGCACTTGCCAAGTTGGCCAACATTACAGGGATGCCACAAAAGAACTTCGATCGGTTGGGTTCTTCAATCGTTAATCTTGGTAATAATATGGCTACTACTGAATCAGATATCGTTGAGATGTCGCTTCGTTTAGCAGGTACTGGTCATCAGGTCGGATTAACAGAATCACAAATTACAGGTTTGGCTGCTGCTATGAGTTCCGTTGGTATTAACGCCGAAGCTGGTGGTGGTGCCATGTCACGTGTAATGCAAAAGATGAACACTGCTGTATCTGGTGGTGGGGATGCCTTGGACAAGTTCGCGAAGATCTCAGGAATGAGTTCTGAGAAATTTAAGAAGCAATGGCAAACTGATGCATCTGGTGCAATTGTTAAGTTCGTTGAAGGACTTGGCAAAGCTAAGAAGTCTGGTAAAGACGTTACAGGTGTTCTTAAAGACATGGGAATTAACTCAACTCAAGAGATTGATACGTTACTTCGTCTGTCAGGATCGAGTGGAACGTTGTCGAAGGCGTTGGACATTTCAGCTGAAGGCTGGAAGAAGAATACAGCCTTAACGAATGAAGCACAAAAGAGACATGAAACTTTTGCATCAAAACTTCAAATTCTAAAGAACAAGGTTACTGACTTGGGCATTGAATTTGGTGGTCCTTTAATGGACGCACTTAGCAGTGTTCTTGATGCTTTGAAACCTGTTCTGAAAGTAGTAGCTGATTTAGCTAACAAATTCAAGAATGCAAGTAAGCCAACTCAAGATTTTGTTCTAGCACTAATTGCAATTGCCGCAGCCATTGGACCCGTTCTTGCAGTATTAGGAACTATTGCATCTGTTATTGGAACCATAGCCTTAGCGTTTGGAGCAGTAGTTGCAGGAGTAGTTGCAATTGGAGTAGTCATTGCGGCAGCCGTTGCTGTAATTGTTGCATATGTGGTTACTCACTGGGATCAGATCAAAGAATCTACCGAGAATATCTGGAATGGTATTGTCGATTTTCTAAGTAATATATGGCAAGGAATTGTTGATACAGCTTCAGGAATTTGGCAAGGGTTGGTGGACTTCTTTAGCAATCTTTGGAATAGCATTTCTACAACTGTAATGGCCGTCTGGCAACCAATTGCTGATTTTCTAACCAATCTTTGGACGAACATAGTGAATATTGCATCAACTGTTTGGGGAACATTGGTTGATGTCTTTACCTTGATATTCATGACTATTCAATCCGTCATCGAGGGAGTTTGGACATTTATCACTTCATGGTTGACCTTTGCATGGCAAGCTATCGTTGCATTGACACAACCAATCTGGCAGCCAATTGCAGACTTCTTTGTAAGTTTGTGGAATGGAATTTCCAGTGTTGCACAAAGTGTTTGGGGCGCAATTAGTTCATTCCTGAGTTCCGTTTGGAATGGCATTAAGAGTGTTGCAACAACAGTGTTTAATGCACTATCTGCATTCTTCAGCACAATCTGGAATGCAATTAAAACAGTGACTTCGAATGTTTGGAATGCTATTAAATCAGTAGTTACGAATGTTTGGAATGGAATCAAGTCAACTGCCACCAGTGTATTTAATGGTGTTAAATCTGTAATCACAAACGCATGGAATGGAATCAAGTCAGTTACAAGTTCTGTTTGGAACGGAATTAAATCTGTGATCACTAATGTTTGGAATGGAATTAAATCGGTAACGAGTTCAGTGGTAAATGCTGTTAAATCAGTAGTTACTAATGGATGGAATGGAATCAAGTCGGTTACTACTTCAGTTTGGAATGGAATCAAGTCAGCAATGACTACACCAGTTGAAGCAGCCAAAAGTAAAATCTCTGGAATTGTTGATGCAATCAAAGGATTTTTCTCAGGGATGCATTTGAGTATTCCAAAAATTCATTTACCTGCAATGCCTTACTTTAGTATTTCAGGTAGTTTTGATTTGAAGAAGAAGACAGTTCCTCACTTATCAGTTAAATGGCATGCAAAAGGTGGAATCATGACGCAACCAACCATGTTTGGAATGAACAATGGTGTTGCTCAAGTCGGTGGAGAAGCTGGTCGTGAAGCTATCTTGCCATTAAATGAAAAGAACCTTGCTGCTATCGGTAATCAAATTGCCGCTGCTACTACTGAACGAGTTGAGAATAGTAATACTACATATTTGAACTTAAATATGACAAATAATATTGCTAGTCCTGCCGATTCAGATTACATGATCGATAAGTTGGATAGATATCTTGGAAATATTGGAATTAAGAAAAACTTTGGAATAAGGGGAGTGTGATTAAATGGCATGTTCAACGATTGTGATCGATGGAATTGAAGACAAAGATATGTTGGTATCTGTCGCAACACGGCCAAAGATTTCATCTCCTGAATATGATTTTGAATCAACTTATATTGATGGTAGGGATGGCAGTGTTAATAGACTTCAATATATTAAAGATGTTGAACAGACTATTGAGTTCAATATTTTGGAAGACTTCAATATCAAAAGTCAATTAAGATTCGTAAAAGCATGGCTGTTCAATGCTAAGAAGTATTACTTCAAAGATGACTTTGTGTATCGTAAAGTTAAGCGAGTTGAGATTGATGATATTGAGAATGACATCGCTGAGTACGGCAAGTTTGATGTGAAATTTTACTGTGATCCATTCGAATACATCGTTGCCGATCAGACTATCAAAGTAACTGATTCAGAAATGATAATTAATAAAGGAACGTACAAGTCACTTCCTAGAATTAAGATTCTGGGAAAAGGTAAAGGAACCATCACAGTTAATGACACTGTGGTCGCATTAGATCTTCCAGAAGAGAACATCATCATTGATTCAGACGTTCAGGAAATTTACAAGGATGATACGAATTATGGATTATCCATGACAGGGGAATTTCCTGAATTAAAACCAAAAGATAATTTGATTCTAGTAAACGGAGATTTTGACACAATTGAAATTCAGATGAGGGAGAGATACCTATGATCAAACTTTTTCCTCAAGATGCTACTGAAGAACAATTAAAAACAAACGGTGTCGCGATTCTTGATAATGCGATTACTGAGAACTCGGTTCAGGAAGTTAAGAATGGATTATTCACTTTCGATTTTGAATACTTGTCTTCAGGAAAGTATTCAAAGTTAATCGAAGGCAATATGATCGTCGTTGTACCAACACCTCACGGTAATCAACCATTCAGAATTTACGATATTGTCGAACATATCGGGTACTTAGAAGTGCAATGTAATCACTTGTTCTATGATTTAGCTGATAACTTCATCGAAGACACTAACCTAGTCAACCTCACAGGCACGGCAGTTATGAATAAATTGAACTCAACAATGCAATACCCAAGTAAGTTCAGATTCAGTTCTGATATTGGAAAAGTTGCCAACGCAAGAATTGTTCGAATGAATCCTGTTGAGATGTTGCTTGATACAGGCAAAGACAATTCATTCATCAGTCGTTGGGGTGGCGAGATCATTCGTGATGGCTATGATGTTAAGTTTCTGAAAGATTCAGGTATTGATAATGGATACAAAATCAAACATGGTAAGAATTTAACAGGATATGACTATGATATTGATTATCAACAAATCGTTACAAGAATTATGCCATATGGATTTGATGGTTTGATGATTCCTGAAAAGTATGTTGATTCTCCAAATATCAATGATTATTCTCACATCAAAATTAAAAAAGTTGAGTACAAAGATGTTAAAGCCATCTCTGAAAACTCAACTGTTGATCAAGACGATGCATTACCACTTGAAGATGCGTATGCAGAATTAAGACGGTTAGCTAAAGAGGACTTCGAAGTTAACAACTTTGATAAACCTCAAATTAATATCAAGATTAAGTTCAAGCATCTTGGTGATACGAAAGAATATGAACAGTTCAAAAAACTTCAGCATATTGGTATTTGGGATAAAGTACATGTTCAATTACCAAACGTTGAAGTTGTAAGTAAGATATTGAGTTACAAATTTGATGCTATTTCTAAGAAATACACTGAAGTAGTTCTGGGAACTGAAACTAAGAAGTCAATCATTCAGCAAGGTAATGATACAAGTTCAAAAGTCGATCAAGTTGGCAACAAGGTCGACGATGTCTCAAAAGACGTTGAAGAAACCAAAACTGAGACTGCTGCTGAAATGAACAGCATTCGATCAGACTTGCATGACTACAAGGAACATTATGATGATATCGAAAAGCAAGTTAACGAAGCACGTGACGATATTTTCAATTTTATCAAACAGCCAAGTGATGCTGTAATTCGATTCAGACCAAATCGTGATGAACCAACGGCTATGTACATTGATTCAAATGCGGGAAGTTCATTTCTACTGAATGGTAATGGTATTTACTATCAGGGTTCTGGTAAGACCGCAATGGATAGTCGGGGAAATATTTATGCCGATAATTTTGTTGGTCAAAAGATATCAGGGATCATGATGGAAGGTGCCGACATTCATGGTGGTTCGATCACTGGAGATGTAAACATCAGTTTATCCGGATCAGGTGGAAATGTTGTTTCAATGACAAGTTATGGTTTTTCAACACCGCGAGCAACTATTACTCAAATTGACGGTTTGCGTGGAATGAGTACAAAAAGTGATGGATATATCTGGCTGGGAAGTTTGCAACTTAAAGATGGTGGCAATGGTCAACTCAGTGTAAATGGAAGGTTGGTTTAGACATGAATAATGATGTAGAAGTTAATGAAGTGATTGGCAATTTAAGAGATCAACTAGATGCTGCCAATTACAATAGGGCAGTTTTGATGGCTCAAGTCGAAAAGGGTAATAAAGTTATTGATGAATTGCTTGGAATTATCAAAGATGAATTACCTGACAAATATGCTGAGTTGACAAAAGAAGATTCGAAATCAGGAGGTGATAAGTAATGTATGTTTATGTATTGCTTGATAAGCGTGGAGTCGTTAAAGACTTTGAAAAGACTGATGATGAATCAGCAACATGGCAGATGAAATTCTACGATGATAAAGAAACAAATGTTGAATTAGAAAAGCAGGGATATATTAAAACGTTCCTGACATCATCTTGGTTCAAGACATTTGAAACATATTACGATCTGTTCACTTTTGATTCAAATGCATTGCGTCTTCCAACAAACGTGCCAAGTATTTCTAATGATGAATTACAGAGTCAGATCATCAATCAAGATGAAAAAATTAACAATCTCACAGCCAATAATCAAACGATTATTAAACAAAACAGTGAGATCGTTCAATTGCTTAAAAATAAATTAGTGAATAGAGAGGAGATAACTAAATGACTTTACCAAAAATTATTCTAGATACAGACAAAACAGTGCCTATTTATGAGTTACCTTTGAAGATTAGACAAGGCGACACAGGCGACGAGCTACAAGTTACTTTAGGGAAGTCATTCGAAAAGTATACTGATTTATCTACGGTTGACATTGAACTCATTGCCAAAACACCCGACCAACGACTGATTAAGCAAGTTGTGACTGATAAGTCAGGAAATACGTTCAAGGTTAAGTTTCCAGATGAAATGTACACAAATGTCGGCGTATTCAGAAACATGTATTTCAAGGTTGGGGATGATTCCACATCGGATATTAAGTTAGTCGTGCTGCAAGGGATCGGATCAATAAAAGAAGCGGGCAGTTATATTGATGACTTTGAAACCTTAACTAAGCAAGCCGAATCTTATGTTTTAGCCTTAAAAGACTTTTCCGATACCGGAAACGCAAAGATTGATAGCAAAGTTGCAGAA